AATTGAGATTTAATCTTAGTAACATTAAGACCTGTTCTAATGATGCGAATATCAGCCAAAGAAGCTCTCCAGACTATTTTGTTTTTCAGTGGTCCAACCCATACAATCTAGTACAACTTTAATTGGTTCGATAAATGCTTTTTCAAACTGTAAATCATAATCAATATATTGTTGTAGACCAAACTCAACAGGCAATCTGCCAGGATAACTAATGACCATATCCTTAAAAGGATTTGGTTGTTTGATATAAGTAAATTTAACTTTCTCGCCTTCTTGTATTTTTGGATACTTTTTATCAAGACCCATTTTTACAAGATAGTGATTGTACAGAATTGCACCCTTAACATGAATCGGTGTGCCTTTCTTATACATGATAACAGAATCAGCATAATCTTTTAGGCCATTCAATCCTCTTGGAAAAGAAATATCTTCAACAGGAAGCTTCTTAAAATTCACTTTGAAATCTGCAATGAATTCATGAATATCATTCTCGGTTCCTTGCATCATAATCTTAATAGACTTTTTCATCTTCTCACGAATAGCCGATGGAGTAGATGATTTTACCATTTCAAGACCCATGACCTTCATATACGGTTCGTTATAAGCAACACCTTCATTGTTATACACGTTTAGGATATATCTCTTCTTGGCAGTCCAGATGCCTTTATCTGCCAATGCTTCTCTCTTCATTTGCATTTTTTGGGCAAACGCATGAACATATTCAGCAAGATTCTTGTAACTCTCATCAATAGATGGTTGAATCTTATCTTCACAGACACGGTCCATGAAGGCGATAATTTTATTAGTGTCTGTCTTGTCTTTATGCACTTTATCAACAAGTGAACCAAGCTTAAGATAAATCGAATCTGTATCTGAGGCGATAACATAATCTTCTTCCGTTTTCAATAGATTATTCATATAAGAATTGAGGTGTTTTTCAATCCAACGAATAGACAATTGACCCGCAAGTGTAACTGCAAGTGCCATTCTCAAATCATAGAAACGGAAATATTGTGAACCTAAAGCACCGTATGCGGAGTTTAAAGAAACTTTCTTTGCAAGCTGTAGATTATCATATCTTGCAATTCGGTTATTAATCTCATTTTTCTTAGACTCATCTTTTTCATTCTCATACTCTTGTTTGGCTTTCAACATTAGTTTTTTGAATTTACTTCTGTCAACATACATTTCTTCTAACATCTTAGGCAAGAAACCTTGTTTGTCAGTGCGAAAGAATTGACCATTCGGTGTGATTGTAACATTAGATAGTTTTGATGTATCAACATTCTGGTCAATCATCTTATCAACAGAAACACCTTTAGAAATAACATCTCGCATCTCTTTGGTATAATCATCGACTTCAATCAAAGTTTCTGGTGAAATGTTATATTGTGCCATCAAATGTGGATATAGGGATGTTAAGTCAAAACTAGCAACCCAATCGTGTTTACCAACTTGCACTTCTTTGACATATGCACCTTCAAACGCAGCTGATTTACTATTATGACTCTTTGGTGGAACAATGATATTTCTTTCAAACAAATAATTGTAAATTAGAGAATCCCACATTCTTGTTTGCGCAAAGATATCTTCATAATTTGTTTTGGTATCATACGCAAGAGTAAGACCCAACTCAATCAGTTTTAATTTATGTTCAAGCTTAAGAACCAGATCCACATCTTTAATGTTATATTCAATAAATTTTTGATGATTCAATCGATACATCGCATGAAGGTTATCAAACTCTTCATAGGATATTTTACTCTCACCAATTTCAACATTACAAATATTGTTCAGTGAATATGATTCTTGTGATTTACCACCTGGCGCATACCATCTGTATAACTCAATGTAATCTAATGTAGATACACCAACAAAATCATATGCAACCAATTCACGGTTGTTCATTACAGTTTTGCGGCTGTTGATGTAACCCCATGGTGATAGTTTCTTTGTTTCGTCTTCACCGAGAACTTTATTGAATCGATTTACAATATACGGAATATCAAAGAACTTAATGTTCCAGCCTGAAATTGCATCAGGGCAATTCTCTTCCCAAAATCTTAGGAACTTCTTGCAAAGATTGTATTCATCATCACACTTGATATAGACTTCAGCACCTTGTACTTTGTAATCACCACAGCCAAATACAGTCATTGCATCATTAATATACTTAATTGCAATCGCTGTGATTGGTTCATTTGCAAGGTATGGATCAGGAAAACCATTCTCGGAACCAACTTCAATATCAATTATTGCAACAGACAAGTCTTCCATCTTCCAATCAACCATGCCCTTTTGTTCATCTGCAATAAAGGCATATTGATAAGAAGAATTGCCAAAGATTTTGAAATTCTCAACACCCTCATAACGCTTAACGAAATCTCTTGCCTCACGAATAGATTCAAACTTCATTGACTCAAGAAAATCACCATTCAGTGTTTTGAAGGCAGTTTCTTTTTTACTTGGCAAAAACAAAGTCGGCGTGTAAGCTACTTTTAACTTTACACGCCGGCCTTCTTTAATACCACGATAGAGTATGTTGTTGCCAACAGACGCAACATTTGTGTAGTATTTCATTTTTTTTATAAATAATTAAGCCTTAGGAATCACACTTGCGATTTCGATGCCACTACCAAATACTTTACTATATTGATTTTCGAGGTCTGTATTTGGTGTAGTGATACACAAAACAGAATCCATTTCAATAGTAATACCTGTGGCAAACTCTTCTGCAAAATCCAAGAATGGGGCAAAAGCCATCATTGGACCATCTTTAGTTGATTGTAATACTACTTGAACTGGTTTGGTAATAACAATTTTGTTATCACTTTTGCAATCCACTCCTGCGAGAATCGTATGATTCGTTTTGAAGGTTACGAGCTTCGTTGTCATATAATTTAATTTCCAATACTGAGTTAATGGGTTGCTTATTTGAAAAATCTATAGCTTCAGCAATATTATCAAATTCTTTGAATGATACTGCTGATGAGCCGTTGATATAATAAGACACTCTATACATTGACAGGTATTTCAAAAGGCAATACACCAATAGTTACCCATCGTTTAGGAAAAAGCATTTCTCTTCCACGATAGTCATTCATATCTGCGGATGGATCTTGCACCCATCCAAGAATTTCAACCATGCTGTCAAAGTCTCGCAAATATAAATCATACCTATCTGCCCTTGGCATCTTGTACTCTACAGCGAGTTTTTTTGCCAATTCACGAATGTTCATTACTATACCTCTTTATTTAATTTAACTTACTTTACACATTATAACATAGATTATGTTGGGGTGCAAGCTTTTGGTTAGCATAACTGCCTAAATCAGGTGGTTATTAGCCTTTCTTTTTTAATTCAGACTGATAAGTTCTAGTTCTCAATTCAGAAGAACTAAATCGATGATTGCGAGAGTTGTACCAAATTTTAACGCCACGATCTTCACAGATTTGTTTACCTGTAAATTCTTTGTCTTTGTATTCTTCACCAATAATGCGAACACTAATCGGCAGAAACATCAACAAGTCTTCAAGGTCTTTCTCTGTATCATAAACAATAATCTGGTCAATAAACTTAACAGCAGACAATTGAACATACCTTTCAACAACAGACTGAATAGGTTTGTTTTTAGTTTCTGGCCTATCAATTGTTGGATCACTTTGAACACCAACAATCAAATAGTCACAGATTGTTTTACATTCAGCAAGCATTAGAATATGCCCAGCATGAAGTAAATCCCAGGTTGAACAGGTAAAACCAACTGGTTTACCTATCATATTATCAGGTAGCACTAGCATCTCTTTTTTCCTTACTAAGATTTTTTATAAAAACAGATCCATCCTTCAATTCGTAATCAAGTGTGTCACCAATTTTCCAATTAAGTTCTTTTACCAACTCATTGGGCAATTCAACAAGTGCATCACCATTCTCACAAATTTCTAGAACTTTGGTTGTGTATATCATATCATTATCACCTCAACATTACATTTATTTAAGAAATCTATACCAGCTGTATTTCTATAACTGTTACGATAATATACAGATTTGATTCCAGATTGATAAACTAATTTAGCACAATCTAAACAAGGTGCATGTGTGATAAACATACTTGCCCCATCACTTGAATTTGTTGACCGTGCAATCTTGGCGAGCGCATTAGTTTCAGAATGAAGCGCCTCTGGTTTAGTTACTAAAGTTGGGTTACCATTTGAATCTAATCCAGAATAATCTTCACAGTTGTTATCCCAACCTGAAGGCATGCCATTGTAACCAATGCCAATGATGGTGTCATTTTTTACAACAACACATCCAACTTTTAATCGCACCGCGGAAGACAACTGAGCATAAACCTCAGCTGCCTTCATGTGTGCATCAGCAAATTTACTAGGCAACATTCTTTGGCTTAGGCTTGTCTTTTTTACCGGATTGTTTTTCAGTCTTATTGGAATGCAGTTGCGCTTGAATCATCATATTTTTATATGTGTTTCGTTCAACGGAATCAATCATAGTTGCCATTGTTCGTTTTACTTGCTTGGGGAGTTTGAAGTTTTTATCAGGTTTCATAATCATATTATATCAAATAATTCTATAGAGGTGTGGCAAAGATGGGGTCATTGCGACCCCTACCGTTTAGACTGCTTCTTGAAGCAGTTGTGGTTTGAATGACTTCAAACCTTCACCAATTTCAATCTTGCGAGGTTTCTTATGTTCAGGAATAATATTCTCTAAGCCAATACTTAGAATACCATCCTTGAACTCAGCACCTTTTACTTCGATTGTATCTGCAATGGTGAGTGTCTTTGTGAAAGACCTTGTGCCGATACCTTTGTGTAGATATTGCACTTTGCTTTCTTTATCTTCCTTTTCACCCTTGACAGTTAGTTTACCATCTTCAACTGAGATTTCAATTTCATCTTTAGAAAATCCTGCAACGGCAAGTTCTACGATGTAATGAGTATCGTCCAGTTTTACAATGTTATGTGGTGGAAAGTTTGATACAGTTTTCTGCACATCTACATTCATAAGTTTTTCAACATCATCAAAGAATCGGTCAAAGCCGAGTGTAGAGTGGTGCAACGGACCAAATGAAATATGTCCTAATGTCATAGTTTTCTCCTATTAAGCGAGTTATAAAAAAATGTGACCTCTAAGGCATCACGGTTTTATTTAGTCACCAAAACATAAGCGTCTTTGTTGACCAAGTAAATTCTACCAGGTAATTGTTCTTTATATACTTTAATGAAAGTGTAAGCGCCTTCAGCGACAACATCATTCACATCTTCACAATAAACAATTTCTCCAGTGTAACGATTTTGTAATTTCAGAATTTTCATAAGTTAATCCCATTTCAATGTTCATATAGTTTCTTGCCAATATTATATTTTGCCACCAGTTGCCAATCATCTTTCTCTTTAAAGGATATTATCTTAATCTGATGTAGTGGTGCAATATTGTCTTCTAGCAATTTGTGATTAATTATCTTTACTAGTCCCCATTCTTCTAACAAATTTGCAATTGCATTTCTTCTTTGAATATCATTTTCTGAAATATTTGATGGTTTTCCATCTAATGCAAATAACTCTTTAAAGTGAACAATGTAATAAAGTCCTTGTTTGTGTAGAATGTGACACGATTGATAAAGAACCTTTTCCTTACGGGAAGAGACACCAATTCGGGTAAGTGTCTCCCTAACTTTTAAAAAATCATCCTGTTCGTTGAGTGTTACCTCAACAAACTTATTCAAGTCTACCATTTTACCACCTCTTCAATCCACCGATATCGGTTTGTTCTTTTAGTTGTTGGATTTGTTCTTTACTGAGTAGGCGCGCAGCTTCTGATGCTTTTGAGTCAGAGAAGCCAAAGACTTGTTTTATACATGATAAATCTTCACTTTTCACAGACTTTACCCACTTCGTAAACGGTCTTTTTTGGGACCGCACGGTATTTATCATTTTTTCAATCTCTAATAAGTGTTAAGTTTTTAATCCGCCCACATCAGTTTGATCTTTTAAATATTTTATTTGATCATCAGAAAGAATACTTAATGCTTCTTTGGCCTTAGAATTAGAGAATCCATAGACTTGTTTGACACATGCTAAATCTTCACGATTTATAGGCTTTGCCCACTTCGTAAACGGTCTTTTTTGTGAACGGATAGTATTGAGTAAAAAATCATTTTGTAATTTTTTATCTATCAAGTGGCGACTGTTCATTTCATTTGCATACATGATACAGTCTTTGTGATAAGAGAGACCTCTATTAACCATAAATGGCGAATAGTCTTTTTCAGTCAACTCATCAACAATTAACTGTTTTTTGTTTTGAAGAATTGCGTTTAGGTAATCAAATGGATTGCTCATAACATAATAGTATCAAAGATTGGTTTCAATAAATCCATCATACAAAATCACATGTTGCCATGAGCTCTGTTAGGCAAGCCACGGTGTTTATCTCGGAATCAGCAACAAATGCTTGTTTGTATTGATATTCTGCAAGAATCAAAACTGCTTGTGGAATAGATTGTGGTTTCATTACATCATACAATGCATCATACAATTGACGGAACAAAACATTTGCATCAATATCTGTGCTGCCAACCCATTTACGAATTGCACCAAAGTCTTTGTCTTTGATATGTTTAGTAATCTCACTTAGTTGAACATTACCAATCTGTGCAAGAACACCAGTATCAATCTTTCCAAACTGTGAATATCGTTGTAACTCATTTAGAATACGGCGATTATCTGGAAAGTGTTTCTTAATTAATTCTGCAATAACTGAATCAACAAACTCAACTTTTTCACTTTGCAAAATCATCTGAACTCTCTTAAAGAAAGCAGATGCCATCTTGGCCTTCTCACCGTTCTTCAAATTGAAATCGATTACGGCACAGCGAGAGTGCAATGGTTCAATGATACGAGTTTTGTAATTACAAGTAAAGATAAACGAACAGTTACCTGCAAACTCTTCAATCGCATTACGCAAAGCAGGTTGTGTTGAATTGGGATTTAGATAATCAGCCTCATCAATAATGATGACCTTGCGACCACCAGTTAGTGACATAGACGAAGCATAGTTTTTGATTTTGACACGGAATGTATCAATACCAGATTCGTCTGAACCATTGATTACTAGAAAATCGCAACCAATCTCATTACACATAGCCTTTGCAATAGTTGTTTTACCAACACCTGCACCACCACTTAGTAAGAGATTGGGGATTTGTTTTTGATTAACATACTCCTGAAATGGTTGTTTCAACCTCTCAGGCAGTATGCACTCTTCTACAGTTTTAGGTCTGTAGGATTCAGTCCAAAGATATTGACCGGGGTTTTTATCA